ATGAGTTCTTCCCAGATCTACCTCTTGCAGAAGACTGGCGAAAAGTCTATGATCCATCTCCATTGACACACACGAACAACTGGACTTTGCTTGGTTCTAAAAAGAAGGAAGGAACACCCTATCAGATCAAGTACATCTTAGATTGGGACCCTGAATCTGGAGAAATGAGCATTGATAACGATGTTCCATTGATGACTACGCCTGACCTTTTGAAGAAGATGACTGTTCGATCAGCACCCTCTGAAGAAACATCTATGACTGAGTATGCTACTGAAGAACTAAAGAACAGATTTCAAAATGCAGAAGATATGAAGATCTCTGGAGGAAATGCTCTTCAACCCACACGAGGACGTCAAGCAGTTCGTGGAGATATCAATTCTCGTGGTTCTTCACCAGACAATACAGCGTATCGTCAGTCATTGACTCCAGAGATTCTAGAATACTTGACTCGTCATGTATTCAACCTTGCAGAGTCCAGATACAAGGAATATAAGGACTGGATTGATGTTGGAATTTGCTTGAAGAACATTCATCCTGAACTTGAGAGCGTGTTCTTAGAGTTCAGTAAGCAAGATCCACGAGCAAATGACCGTGAAATCTCTGCTAAGTGGAACTCATTCAGTTGGCGATCGGATGGTGCACGTCTTGAATTGCGTAACCTTCTAAAGTGGTCAAAGTTAGACAACTTTAGCAAGTATGAGGAGATTGAGAGAACCAATGTTAATCGATTGGTCAAGGAAGCAGCAGATGCAGGAACAGAACATGATGTTGCTCAAGTTGTCTATGCAATGTTCCGAGACAACTTCAAGTGTGCAAGATATGGAAACAATACTTGGTATCGCTTTGATGGGAATAAGTGGTGTGAAACCGATCATGGTGTAGCACTTCTGAAACTGTTATCTGAAGATGTTCGCAAACAATTCAGGGAAGGTGAAAAGCAGATGATTCAAATGGCAGAAAATGCAGGTGCATGTATTTGCGAAGGCAAGAGTGTGAATCCTAATTGTGAGTCTTGTAAATGTGATTCTGAAAAGATGAAGTACATCTCTATGCAGGTAAAGTTGAAGACTTGTAAGTTCACAGAGAATGTGATGAAGATGAGTCGTCTTCTCTTCTTGGATGAAGATTTTGGAAAGAAACTAGATGAGAACAAGAACTTGATTGCCTTTGCGAATGGAGTGTTTGATACTGCAACAATGGAGTTTCGTCAAGGTAGACCAGAAGATTACATCAGTTTCTCAACCAAAATCAACTACGATCCAGATAGAGAACACACAACGTATGAATGTTGGGCAGAAATTGACAAGTTCCTTCGAGATGTTCAACCAGATCCAACAGTTCGTAACTATCTAGTTCGAAGACTTGCTACCTGTTTGAGAGGTGGAAATGATGCTCAAAAATTTCATATTCTCACAGGAGATGGTTCAAATGGTAAATCTATGTTAACAAACTTGATGAGTCTTTCTCTTGGAGACTACGCAGGTAAAGTTCCGATTTCACTCCTCACACAAGGTCGTGCAAAGTCTGCTGCTGCTGCCCCAGAAGTCTTGCACATGAAAGGTAGACGATTTGTGACAACCCAGGAACCTGATGAAGCAGTTCCACTTAACACAGGATTGATGAAGGAATTAGCATCTTGTGAGAAGATGGCATATCGTGGACTCTACAAGGATATCACAGAGTTTGAAATGCAAGCGCAGTTGTTTCTAAGTTGCAATGAGAAACCTAAGGTTGGCGCTACAGATGGAGGTACCTGGCGTAGATTGTGTGTTGTTCATTGGCCATCCAAGTTTGTAGCAAATCCTACAGAATCTCATCACAAACCATTGGATGAAACAATTCAACAAAAGGTCATGAGTGAAGAATGGGCAACATGCTTCCTTGCCTATTTAGTTTCGCTTTATCGTGAAGGTAATGGATGGCGTAAACTGCCTGCACCAGAGAAGGTTCTGGTCTACACAAATGAGTATCAGGAGGACTCGGACGCGATCGCCCGTTTCATCCGTGAATATGTTACACCCCTTCCCGCTGGTGAGGTAGGAGAGAGCGTATCGACTTCAATGATTAATGGAATGTTTCAACAATGGAAGAGAACCAATGAAATTTCTAAGGGTTCAACTGCAGAACTTAAGAAGAGATTGGAAACTACGTTTGGACCACAACCTAGGAGCGGTTGGACTTCTTTCCGGTTCGATACCGCTTAGAGTTGTAGCGTTTAGAACCTTTGCGTCCATGACGGGTCTTGCGACGAGCGCCAATGGGTGGTTGAGTAGGTTCTGGTAAAGTGGAAACAGCGGGGGTTGAAGGGGTAGTCTCAGAATTCCAAGTAAAAGGATTATACCAAACCATTTGTTATACTGTTAGTTTTTTATTGAACGAAGCAGATTTATTGAACATTTCCACCATGCTTTCCTGCACCGATTCGGGAAAGGACGTATGTTCGGAGAACTCCAATTGCAAAGACGACTAAGACGAAGGAGACTACGAGGTTGACGAATGCAACCAAGACCTCGCCGACCTTGAGAGTGATTCCACCCATTGTGATAGTGAAGGATCCAACACCCTTGCCTGCAGATGCAGCAGGGGCGAGCATTGGGGTAAGGATGTCCTCAGAGAGAGACTTGAAGAACTCTCCAACAACACCACCTAGATAGAACGACGCAGTGAGAATGATAATGTCCCTGGTATCAAGCATTTTTATTAAGAACCACATACTTTATTTCGTAAAGACAATGGACACTAGGTTCTGGGGACCCAGTGCGTGGCAATTATTTCATTTGATTGCGTTTACTTCTAAACATCCCGACGACGTCCTGAATCAGATGAAAGATGTACTTCCTTGTAAGTTTTGCAGGGAGTCTACAACTGAGTTTGTTCATAAACACCCCCTTCGTGGCAATCCAGGTAAGTGGTTATACGACCTTCATAATCAAGTGAATCATAAATTGAGAACTCAATGTAAAAATGACCCTGCAGTGTTAGATCCTGGACCTGACCCAGACTTTGAAGATGTAAAAAGACATTATCTTGCATTGAAACCTACTGCTGTTCCAGGCGGCGACTTTCTAGGATCCATCTCTGCAAACTATCCTGAACAACCCGAATCTGAACAAATGGCAACTCAACGGACCTTTTTACATGCATTGAGTAAAGTCTATCCTTTTCCAAAACTTCAAAAAGTATTTGAAACTTATCTGAAAGATCATGAACCTGATTTGGATTCACGAAAGTCTTATATGAAGTGGATGCACGGATTGTTAAGTGTGTTATCACGTGAAACTGGAACTTCAATGCCTAGTTTCAAAGGATTTTCTCAGCATCTTGCGTATTACAGGAGCGGTTGCTCCAAGAAGACGTACCATGGAAAAACGTGTCGTAAACTTTCTGGGGGAGGACGAACAAAATCCAGAGACCATGCGAAGACGTATAGGGTTTCTCATATTCGATTACTTTAATTTGGGTTTCGTAAATGCCTGAATGGTAAGACGTGCATGCTTTGCTGAATACACATCAGGTCGTTTTTCACGAGGGCGTTTCTTCTTTTCTTGTCGTGTTTTAGGTGGTTCGTCCATATGACTCTATTATTCTGACGCAGAGAAATCCATTTTAATACATGTTACCACCCTTCCGTGACCTGCGAGTTCGCTTGCGTCCACCTAGAGTTGCGGCATTTCCTAGAGGACCACTTGACAAACTAGCGGAAGGTGTGACATCACCACCACCGCTTTGCTTGTAGGTCTTCTTTGCCATCTTGAGGATGTCGCCGAACTTCTTTCCCTTATGTGCCTTCATTGTCTTCTTAACATGTGCCAACCACTTATTTGCCATTTTATTAAGAGGCGAAGAAGTTATTGTAGTCCCGCCGATTTTTCAACGAACCCCGGCGTGTCTCCAAATAGAATCCATTGGCATCCATACGCAACTGCTACTTCAGGATTAGTTCCCTCTTTACCAAAGACAGGATCTGGGGTTACCAATGTAATTGAACTTCTATTAAATGCAACTAGTTCAGAATAGTCCTGTGGATGTACTGCTTGACCAAATGTGAGGCGACGTAATTTGGAATCAGTCCAAGATAGATTGACTAGGTCTCCTAATTCAGTTCCTTGAATTCCACCTGAAACAATGATCAATTTATCGGCAAGTAAATCCAATTCCATACTTTGCAAGGTTGTATATTCGGTAGGTACCAAATGACGATGAACAGTTGTCTTCAAACACTCTGCTGCTTTGTTCAAGGTCACTGAATTGGTCGTATGAGGAACAATGGATAGAATAAATGGAAGACGATTTGGAAACGCTTGAATTAAAGCAACACACACTGAATCAAACGTCCAGTAATCGTATGCATAATCATATCCTTGATTCAAAGGATTTTTAGAAACAATTGGAGTTCCGTTCTCATCTGCATAGAGGTGAACTTCTAATAATCGTCGTCCAGATTGAATTACAGTGGACGCTTCTTCGTAGATACCTCCTCTCACAACGTAATCACATAATCGTTTAGGAATTGAAAGTGGTTTTACTTCTTGATCTGTTGTTTCAGTCCACGCTACATATCCGACAAGTCCCAAAAGAGAAAGGGCAAGTACAGTCTCCATACCTTTCTACTCGGATGTGTTTTTTGGAATTTTAAACAAAAGACCACGGAACCCATTGATTACGTCATCGGGAATTCGCTCTTTCATAGGGATTTCCATCAAACACGCTTGGTGAAAGTATAAACAATACATACCACATTCAGAATCCTTGAATTGATGACGTGTTGCATTGAAGGTCATCTTCATAGGTTTAGATTTGCCTGTTGCATCCCATTGAGACTTCCATCGTCGCATTAACTTTTTGATTTCAGGTTCAGGTTGATGTGCATAGGAATCAAAATAGGTGATGCGTGGATACTCTAATTGAGGACGAATATCACAGAACAAGGCAATCCAATGTTCTCCTGGACCATCATGTGGATCTGTATTGAATACAATTCCAATTTGATCATATTTCTTAGAAAGATCTACTAGATTCATGGAACATAATGCACTTACAATACATTCATTCATTTCAGATTTCATATCAAAGTCAATTGGAATACAACCTACGAAGAAGTATCTTGGAAACAAGTTTGTAAAGTTCTTTTCAACACGGTCAATGTCATCAGAAGATAACCATTCATACCGATTCACAGACCATTCTTTAGGTGCTTTAGGTCTTTTCATAAGAGATGTGACAATACATTCTGCAGATCCTGTTGCACATTGGTCTTGAAGACGATGTTGAATATTAGTCCACATTTCTTCAGAAGTTCCTTTAGGGACTGGTGATTCTTTTGGATGTTCTTTGTTATACACTACACGAAGTCGTTCAATTTCTTCAACATCCAACCAAGACATTCCTTGTTTAAAATGGAATACTATTAAGTTAAGATAGTATAATCCATAGTATGGACGCCCTTAAACCAATCCTCTCTGCATATGCGGATATTACCCGAAAACTGAATGAAGTTAACTCTCGTGCAAATCAACTTAGAGATGAACGACGAACAGTTGAATTAGACCTGACTGCTTTATATGCTACCTCTCGTGAGGAACTCCCTGAAAGCATTAAATTGACTAGTTCAGGAATGGTCTTTTCTGTAAAACGTCCAAACCAATGGAAAAAGGGTTGGACGCTCTCCAAGAAGGAACTTAAAAGTTACTTAGAAGAACTTGTGCCTCAGCAAAGTGAAGCGTTAATGGAAGAAATTGTTAAACGTCAAGATGAGAAGATGGTGGAAACTGATTACGGTTTTGAGCTTAAAGTTGCTACAAAACGGGATTGAGATTCATCCTTAAGACTTTCCTCAATTTCCCGTAGAGTCTGCTGAATTTCTGCGAGTTGTTGTTTAGCTTGGTCCAGACTTTGATGGGGAAGAAACCCTTTCTGGATACGCGTGATCGTGCACACCAACGAACCATTCGTGCTTAGGAGACGGGTAGCCAGAGTATACAGGGGTTTCACCATCAATATGATATGATACTCAACAACACAATATTTTTAAATCCCATCGTCTTCGCGCTGAAGGAAGTAGGCGTGCAATTTTTCAGAGATCCCACGAATACTAAATTCTAGTACACCTTGCCAGTTAGGACGAAGGATAGTTCGCACATCTCGGATTCCATCTAAGATTACGTGTCGGTCGACATATCTGCGGTTCAGATGAGTTCCATGCCATAAATGATAGATTGCTCCCGATATACATGCGATGCGAGGTTTTGGAAGTTCAGAAAACTCTTTGAATGCAGGAACCAATGCAGGTTTGAGATACGTAGGTGGAAACTTGACATCTAACCATGCTGCTGCAGAAAGTGTATCTCCACTTCCTGTGATTCCATATTCAAAGAATCCTACTTTGCGAAACCATCTGCGACGGAACGCCCACGCAAAACCTGGATGAAACTTATGATCAAAGTTTTCTTTGCGATTCATGTACAGAACAGATGATCGTTCTTGCATAATCTTTGTATACGTGATGTCCATCCACACTGCAGAAGTAAACGGTTGAACTACATCATTTTTATTGAGGGCATCCGACACTTCAGAATACCAGTCTGGATTTCCAAACACAAGATCGGCATCTAAGAACAGAACCTTAGAAAACCACCACGGAATCCTAGATTCAAGAATGGTACACAAATTTTCCTTGTGAAAGAGAATTGATTTGCTCCACACATGAAACGCGTCAGAAATTTCAGGTTCTTGTTTATCAAACACAAGTTCAAGAGTGTAATACGGTATCTTTGCGAGTTTGAGTTTTTCAACTGTATAGAAGTAGTTCATAA